TACGGGTGGAATGCTGACGATCATGTGCATAAGATATATTCCGGCAAGGATAAGAATACGGATAAACCAATTGTTATATCCACTTGGCAATCAATCTACAAGTTCCCAAAAAGATACTTTGATGATATTGATTGTGTTATCGGTGATGAGGCACACCTATTTAAGTCGAAGTCCCTCACAGGAATCATGACTAAACTTCACAACGCTAAGTATAGGTTTGGTTTTACTGGCACCCTAGACGGCACCAAGACACATAAGTGGGTGTTGGAAGGATTGTTTGGTGATTGTGAACAAGTCACTAAAACAGATAGTCTAATTAAGGAAGGTTATCTTTCTAAGTTTAGGATAAAGATCCTACTTTGCAAACATGCTCCGCAACACTTTGAATCATATCATGAGGAAATTGATTACTTAGTAGAGCATCGTGGTAGAAATAACCTCATCAAAAATTTAGTAAAAGATATTGAAGGGAACACGCTTGTCTTGTTTAACTATATCGAGAAGCATGGTGAACCACTTTTGGAATTGATAAATAGCACCATAGACCCCGAGCGAAAAGTATTTTTTGTTCATGGTGGTACTGATGTAGAAGATAGAGAACAAGTCCGACAACTTACTGAGACTGAGAACAATGCTGTGATCATTGCTTCTTATGGCACATTCTCTACAGGGATTAACATCAAAAGACTACACAATATTATTTTTGCTTCCCCAAGTAAGTCGCGCATTCGTAACCTCCAATCTATCGGACGTGTTCTCAGGAAAGGCGAAGGTAAAGATATAGCAACCTTATACGATATCGCTGATGATATTGGCGGTCAGAATTATACCCTTAGACATTTGAATGAACGAGTTAACATTTACAATGAAGAGAACTTTAAGTATGAGGTTATAAAAGTAAACCTTAGAGCAAATTAAATATGGAAGAAGAATTCTATGCAACTATTAAATTAGTATCCGGTGAAGAGTTAGTATCTAAAGTATGCTATCTTAGTGAAGAAGATAAAATTATGTTAGAGAGACCCCTCGTGGTTGAAAATTCTAAACAGAAAAAAGGTCAGTTAGAAGTAACAGGCTTTGCTTTGAAAGAATGGATCTCTGCTACATTTGATAATATGTTTGTTATAAACAGAAATCATGTATTAACTATGGTTGAGATTGAAGGTGAGATTGTAGATTTCTATGAAAAAACTCTCCTCCGTATGGAGACTGGAAAGTCTCTAGCGGGAAGAGGAAACAAATTACCTAGAGATTCTGGATACCTAGGATCAGTAAAAGAAATGAAAAAGTCTTTAGAAGATCTATTTAATAGAAGCTAAGAGCTACAACCCTTCTGAACTCTGACATAGTTATTCTACTGAGTTTATGAGGATCTGTCAAGCTTTGACAAGAATGGCATAGAGTGGTATACTTAATATTATGATAATGTAAGATAAACCGTGGCATACACAGTAATGGCAAAACGAAAGCAAACTGAATACTACGTAAACAACAAGGAATTCCTTGCTGCCATTACTGAGTATCGCGATAAAGTTATTAGAGCAAAAGAAGAAGAGAAACCTCGACCGCGTGTGACCAATTATATTGGTGAGTGTTTCCTTAAGATCGCTACACATCTATCATACAAACCAAACTTTGTCAACTACATGTTCCGTGAGGACATGATCTGTGATGGTATAGAGAACTGCCTACAGTATATTGATAACTTTAATCCAGAGAAATCTCAGAACCCGTTTGCTTACTTCACACAAATTATCTATTACGCTTTCTTACGTCGTATTCAAAAAGAGAAAAAGCAACTAGAGATCAAAGGTAAGATCCTAGAGAGATCTGGACATGACGAAGTGATGCATACTGATTCGTATGATGGTACAATGTCTGGTATGAACGCATCGTATTCTGACATGGGTAGCATCAAAGAAAACATTGAGACAAGAATGAACCGATGAATTATGAATGGTATGAAACTCCCTATGGAAAGTTTAGAGTTGAGAAGAGACGGTTTGGAACGTGGTCTAGCTTTGGTGAGGATGGCGAGAGCATCGTCACAGGAGGTACGAGGGAATCTGTCATGGTCGGAACGCCATTCCACTTGGAAGGTGTCGCTACTAACTGGGCAAACTGTAAATACTCAGCACGATATGATGGGACAGTGAGCGGTAAGTTATGAAGATTGCTTTAATTACAGATCAACATCTTGATGGACGCAAGGGTTCTCTAGCGTTTTGGAACTACTTTCAAAAATTTTATGATGATGTATTTTTTCCAACTCTTGAAAAAGAAGGCATCGATACTGTCATTGATCTTGGTGACACTTTTGATAATCGAAAGTCCATAGACTTTAATACTTATCATCGTGTTCGTGAAAATTACTTTGAAAAACTAGCAAAGTATAACGTTCATATGTTGCTTGGTAATCACTGCACTTATTACAAGAATACCAATCGTATTAACTCACCAGAACTTCTACTAGAGAAGTATGACAACATCACAATCTATTCTGAACCCAAGCATCTGAAACTTGGTAACAAAAAGTTTTTGATGTTGCCATGGATCAACAAAGAAAACATAGAGGGAATAACAAATCTTCTTAATACTAGCGAAGCAGATATCTGCTGCGGTCATCTAGAACTCTCTGGGTTTGAGATTACTCCCGGCATGAAGATGGATCATGGTATGGATGCTGGTTTATTCCATCGCTTTAAACGTGTGTGGTCTGGACACTATCACCATAAATCTAAAAAGGGTAACGTCCAGTACCTAGGCAACCCTTACCAGATGTATTGGAATGATTATAAAGACGCTCGCGGATTCCATATCTACGATACTGAAAGTGATCGACTTAAGTTTGTCGCAAATCCCTACGAGATCTTTGACAAAATCTTCTATGACGATTCCAGTATGGACTACAACAAACAAGATGTGTCTAGTTATAAAGACAAGTTCATCAAGATCGTTGTCAATGAAAAACGAGACTACCAAATGTTTGAAACATTGGTTGATCGTCTTTACAACGTAGGTGTCCATGATGTTAAAATTGTAGAGACACTAGTTGATATCGAAGATCAGGTAGATCTTGAAGTTTCTACTAAAGATACTCTTACACTTCTTAATGAGTATATTGATGAAGTAGAAATGACCGTAGATAAATCTGATCTTAAGAGTTTGATGAGATCTCTATATATTGAGAGTTGTAATGTGGTCTAATGTTTATTGTAACTTTAGAAGATCAACCTGATGGTGTTTACTCTATCTTCGATGATGATGAGGATAGGGTAATTCCTATATTTCAGGAAGAAGAAGATGCTGACAGATATCTGATGATGCTACAGATTGATGAAGATTATCCACCCATGCAGATCCTAGAGATTGACGACCATGCTATAATAGCAGCATGTCAAGAACGCGGTCATAAATTCTCTGTTATTACTGCTGATGATTTTTTAATTCCCCCTGATGATTCCGAAGAATGATTATTTTTAAAAAGATTCGTTGGAAGAATTTTCTTTCGACGGGTAATGTTTTTAGTGAAGTTGATTTAAGAACATCAAAAACCAATCTGATCATAGGATCAAATGGCGCAGGTAAGAGTACTATTCTAGATGCTCTTACCTTTTCTTTGTTTGGGAAACCATTTCGTAAGATCAACAAACCGATGCTGGTAAACAGTATCAATGAAAAAAACTGTCTTACTGAAATTGAATTTAGTATTGGTAAGAAAGAATATAAGTTGGTTCGGGGGGTTAAACCAAATGTATTTGAGATTTACTGTAATGGTGAACTGTGGAATCAGGAGAGTTCTTTAGTAGAACAGCAGAAAAACTTTGAGAATAATGTTCTTAAGATGAACTACAAGTCATTCACACAGATTGTGGTGCTTGGTTCTTCTACGTTTGTTCCATTCATGCGTCTGCCTCTAGCACAACGTCGTGAGATTATAGAAGACATCCTTGACATTCAAGTATTCTCTACAATGAATATTCTTCTTCGTGATAAAGTCAGGGAAAACAACGAAGACATTAAGACGATTGACTATGAGATACATCTTTTGACGGAGAAGATTGATCTCCAGAAGAAGTATATGCTTGAGTTAGAAAAGAAAACTAAGGAAGAGATTACTCGTAAAGAGAATAAGATTGCTGAATTGTTGGGAGATGAAAATACTCAACACCAAGAAATTGCGCGACTAACTTCTGAAGTTGAAAAACATTCTAAAGAAATGGAAGAGGTGTCTAGCAGCACTTCAAAATTGAAGAAGTTAAACACTTTTCTTATTAAAGTTCAGGGTAAATTAAAGGCATGTAAAAAAGAACATGAGTTCTTTGAGAAAAATCATGTATGTCCTACATGCACTCAGGACCTATCAGAAGAATTTCGTGATGAAAAGTTGGAGTCTGGAAAGACTAAAGTTGATGAAATGCTTGTAGGATACAATGATATCCTTTCTGCTATAGGAGAAGAGGAAGTTAAATTTAATAAATTTACTGAGTTGTCAAGTCAGGTCATGTCTATCAACAACTCTATCAGTCAATCTAACTTCCAGATCACGTCACTCAGAAAAACTATTTCTGATATCGAATCTGAGATTAAAGAACTGGAAGGTAGCAACCCAGACAAGAAAGCAGAGTTTGTAAAACTTGAGGGTCTTGTTAAGAATAAAAAACAATTGGGTGGCACACTCGCAGAGAACCGTAAGGACCGTGATACACTATTAGTGGCATCGCAATTGTTGAAAGACAATGGTATCAAGACTAGGATCATCAAGACCTATCTTCCAGCGATGAACCAACTCATCAATCAGTATCTGCAGAGTATGGACTTTTATGTCAACTTTACACTAAACGAGAACTTTGAGGAGATAATTAAGTCTAGGTATAGAGATGTGTTTTCTTATGATTCGTTCAGTGAAGGAGAGAAATCTCGTATTGATATCGCTCTGTTGCTTACTTGGCGTTCTATTGCTAAACTTAAGAATAGTGTGGATACTAATCTACTTATCTTAGATGAGATCTTTGACAGTTCATTGGACCAGCAAGGTGGTATGGATCTGAGTTGGATCCTACGTAACTTTGATGACAACTCAAACATCTATGTTATCAGTCATAGAGAAAACCTTGACGGTAAATTTGAGAGAACTATCACAGCAGAGAAAGAAAAGAACTTCTCCGTGATCCGAGAGACAGTTTCTGAACTGGACTAGGGGTGCCTTCGGGCACCCTTTTTTTGTATATACTAGTAGCATCAACGCAAACGAAGCATGTCATCCCAAGAGATCAAAGGAAACTTAGCACGACTGCTCGCAACAGAGAACCTGATTGTAGAGCACCGTAGAGTCGCTACAGCGTCCTTTGATGTGGATCGCCGTGTGTTGACCCTCCCTAACTGGGACAAGGCATCTAGCACCGTATACGATATGCTGGTGGGTCATGAGGTAGGTCATGCTCTCTTCACTCCCAATAAAGATTGGCGCGATGTTGCAGATTGTCCTAAGGACTTTGTTAATGTGATTGAGGATGCTCGTATTGAGAAACTCATGAAACGTAAGTATCCTGGTTTGCGTAAGTCTTTTGCTGGTGGATACAAAGAATTAAATGAAGCTGATTTCTTTAGCATCGATGGAGAAGACTTTAATACTTTTAGTTTGATTGACCGTATCAATCTTCACTTCAAGATTGGTGCTAGTGCTATGGTTCCTTTCTCTATTGAGGAACAATTATTCGTTGCTCGTACTGATGTTGCTGAGACTTTTGAAGAAGTCTTGCAAATTGCTATAGATGTTTTTAACTTCAGCAAGCAAGAACAAGAAGAAGAGCAGGAAGAAACTCCACAAGAAATGCCTGCTAATGAAACTTCATCAGCATCACAGGAAGATGTAGAGCAGCAAGAAACAGATAATCAAGAACAACCTAAACAGGAAAATACTACTAGTAGTGGTCAAGAGCAATCTGGTATTGAAGAGGAAGATGAAGAAGAATCTGAAGAAGGTTCTAAGACACAAGATAGTTTTAATGAGGCAGCAAAAGGTTTAACCGATCGCTACTCCAATGATCCTGTATACGTAGAGATTCCTGACAGTGTGGATCTCCCCACGTTTGTTGCTGATTGGACTGAAGTTCATGACTGGATTGATGAGTATCGTAATAACTTTCTTGGTAAGAATGAAGGAGACGATTATTACAATCCTTATGAAACTGTAGATAAATCTTACGTGGAGTTTCGTAAGCAATCACAAAAAGAGGTAAATTATCTTGTTAAGGAGTTTGAATGTCGTAAGTCTGCTGACGCTTATGCTCGTGCTGGTCAATCTAAGACTGGTGTGCTTGATACTTCTAAGCTTCATACTTATAAGTACAACGAAGATCTTTTCAAAAAAGTAACTGTAATTCCTGATGGTAAGAATCATGGTTTGATATTCTTGCTTGACTGGTCTGGTTCTATGCAAAATGAAATTCTTTCTACAGTAAAACAGTTGTTGAATCTGACTGCTTTCTGTAAGAAAGTTCAGATCCCGTTTGAGGTGTATGCTTTTACGAATGAGTTTTATACTGTTCGACGTATCAAGAACGGTGTTAATGAATACGTTTCCAATGACGAGTATTTTGAAAAAAATGGTTGTATGGAAGGTAAGATCTTTCTACAAAAAAATATGTTCCACTTGATGAACTTTGTTTCTTCTCGCTCTAACTCTAAAGATTATGAGCGTATGTGTTTGAACTTGTATCGTGAGGCATATATTTTTGTGTATGCTTGTTCGTATCAATCTACCATTGGCATTGGTCTTTCTGGTACTCCTTTGAATGAGGGTATTATCATGTTGAATTATATTATCCCTCAATTCAAGAAACAAAATGATCTACAAAAAGTAAACGTATGTGTTCTGTCTGACGGGGAAGCATGTCAGTCTTCTTATGGTCGTGAACTTTATAACGACCATAAAGATGAATTTTATGTTCGTCCTCGCCGTCTTGATTATAGATCTGTTTTACGAGATCGTACCACTGGTCGTGTTTATTCTATGAATGATACTTGGTCTGATATGACTAATGTTTTTATTCAACAACTGCGTGATCGTAATCCTGGTGTGAATGTTCTTGGTTTTCGTATTATGTCTAGTGGTGGTCTTAGTAACTTTGTTTCTATCTACGGTAATATTTCTTACTACGATCAAGTACAGAAGCAATGGAAAAAATCTAAATCTGCTGTGGTCCCTTTCCCTAAGAGTTACACTGCTCTGTATGTGATTAGTAATAACGCTGTAGAATCTGATGTAGATTTTGATGTTGAGACTGGTGCCAAGAAAGGTGAGATTTCTCGTGCCTTTAAAAAGATGCTTGGATCCAAATCTGCCAACAAGAAACTACTAAATTCCTTCATCGAGTATGTCGCTTGATGAACCGTCCACTCTGCCCCTGACTCTGCCCCACTCTGCCCTATAATAACTACATCAACGAAACGAACCATGCCTGCCAAACTCGATCTCACTACAACTCAACTCGCTTCTTTCCTATCAGAAAATTTTGGCAACGATGTCAATGCCGAGCACGTTCGTTCTGCCTGTGATCACTTTGGTATCACCTATGCTACTGCTACCAAGCGTCTGCGTGATTTCTATGTCAAGCGTGGCACTTGGAACCTGACAGTTCAAGAGCGTCTTGAGCAAACCTACGAATCACCTGCTGCTATTCCAGTTGCTGATAGCAACGATGAGAACCTTGTTCCCATGAAGGACGAGAACTATGTTCCATTTGGAAACTTTGCTGATGTGAAGAAGATCATTCAATCCAAGATTTTCTACCCTACTTTTATTACTGGTCTGTCTGGTAATGGCAAGACTTTCTCTGTCGAGCAAGCATGTGCTGCTCTAAATAGAGAACTTATTCGCGTGAACATTACCATTGAAACCGACGAGGATGATCTTATTGGTGGTTTCCGTCTTGTTAACGGCGAAACTGTTT